GGGTCTGTATCGTACAGAGTGTCCCAGTCTGGCTCCTGTTCGACCGGCTGCTGCAAACGCTCCTGCAATGCAGGCAACATCTGAGCATATTGAGCACGTTCACGCTGTATCTCTTCGTAGTTTGCCTCGAGCTGCTTTCGCGCCTCGGCAAGTTCCTGAGTTTTGCGTGTGTAATCTCGCTGCCTTAGATTTCCGCGTTTAAGCTCTTCGACGGTAATCTCTTCGCCATCTACTTCGACCGTGGCCGATAGTAAGTCGAAGGATGCGTCGTCCTGCTCGCCGGCATCTTCTTCAGCTTCGAAATCGCCTTCGGCTTCTGCGTCGTACTCTTGAGCGTACTCTTCTGAGTATTCTTCAGCTTCCTCCGGCATTTCGGCCTCTGCCTCTACGGCTTCGGCCTCAAGCGCATCAGGCTCCGTCACGGTATCCTCTTGAGGCGTGAGCATGGCTCTGATTGCATTTTGGGCGGTTTGCAGATCAGTCCCTAACGGGTTATTGGCTTCTGACATCCTTAATCTCCATATTATGCGCTATTTTCCCTTTTTTTCAATAGTCGCATTATCTTCCATTGCGCGCAGCTTCTGGCGAACCGCCTGAACGCCGCGCAGTTTCATGTAAATGCCCTCTCGGGCTTCGTTATCGCTGGCGCTCGTTGCTTTGAACTCCTCCCAGCAATCCTGCTCGATTTCATCCATGAAACGAATAAAATCTGTATCCCGCATGAGACGGGCAGCCTCGTGCCCGTCGTCAATGATTTGTTGCTTAGTTTTCACGCGTTGCATCCTTTATCAGATCAGCTTGCGCCTTCATGACCTCGCGATTGATCGCCATTTCGGAGCGGATCTTCTCGACGTTAAGCTGCGTGCCGTACTTGGCCTGCATCTCCTCCGCCTTGACGTATAGCTCGGCCTCGAGTTCGTCGCGCTTGCGGTCGTCCTCCATCATCATCTTCTCGCGTCCGAGTTGCAGCTCCGCAGCCTTCTTCTGGATGTCGGCTTGGATCTGTTGGATTTGAACCGCGATCAACTGTTCGTTGACGTCTGGCTTGTCCTGTTGGGGCGGAGGCTGGAATTGCGCTGGGTCTGACCAGAATTGCGACGTGTCCTTGAAGCCCGCGAGCTCTGTCATCGCCTTCAGCGTATTCGACAGCTTCTGCATGTCGGTCAGCGGGTTCATCGGCCCCATGGTCGCCATGGCCTCTTTCTGCATCTCCGCGATCTGGCGTAGCATCATCATGCGCTCAGTGTCCGTACCGCGGCCAAGTGCGACGTTGATCGACACATCCATGTTGGCGTTCCAAGCGCGCGGGTCGATCGGAATGAACTCGTTCGACAGGCGCACCATGCGCGGCTGATCTTGATGCGTCGTGATTAAGTGTAACACGATGCGATAGAGCTGCTTCATGCCTGTCTCGGCAAAGATGCGCGCGATCATCTCGATGTGCTGCTGAGCGCTCGACACAGTCGCCTGAACGGCCGCTGCGGTGGATGACTGCAACGCGCCCGCATCGAGGCCCATAGACGCCTTTGAGATGCCTGTGCGGGCCTCTTTGATCTCGTCCATGTATTGCAACACTGGGAATGCCTGTTGACCAACGAATGGCATCGCGAGCGGCTGCACTTGCCCGGCGGAGCGTTGGCGGATGATGGCGCCGACTTCTGTCGACATGACGTCGTCGATGTTGACCATGCCTTCGGTTACTGCGACGCGTGGGTGAATTGACATGGACAAGCTGTCGAGCGTGTTACGCATGATCGACGACTTGATGCGCTGGATGTCCATGACAGTGTCTGCGATCGACATGCCGAAGAAGTCGTGCGCCTCGGGGTCGGGGCAGAACACAGCGAACGGCAGCATCGCGCACGGCTCGTTCATGAGTATCTTTTTACCGTCGCCGGCGGTGCACACCTTGCGCAGCTCCGCAATGCCGTCGCCGTCGTAATCGACGCGGATGTAGTTTTCGACGTAGAGCACCTTCTTCATCGCCGGGTCATTGCGCTCGTTCATCTCGTTGGTGAGCGCCTTGTTGCGCGTGTAGCGCTCGACGTTTGTCTCCATGTCGTCGTAAGCGGATCCGAGGTCTGACACGTCGTCGTAGTCGTAGCCCATGGCCACAAGCTCTGAGACGGTCACGATGCGGCGGTGCGCGACGTAGTCGCTGTCCTCAAGGGACTTGGCCTCACGGGAAATTAGGAACTCTTCTGGCGGCACTGCCTCGAGCTTCACGCGTCCGTCTGGGTATGTGTATGTGGCGCGCACGGCGTGCACCATAGGCGGAGGTACGATCGTACCGCTCATGGGGTCGATCTGCGGCTCTCCGATAGGCTCGGATGCAACGATCTCAACGTCAACGTCTGGATCCGCCATAATAGCGTTTAGGCCGTTGTCATCGAGGCCGCTCAGCTCGTGTGTCTCGAAGCGCGTCTGGTCGTCCCAGTAGCACTTCAGTATACCCGCCTTGCGGATAAGCGCGTCCTTGAACGCCGCGTGGATGTGTAGGAAGCCGTTGTTGTCGCGATTGATGATGTAGTTCGCGTATTCCGTGGCCTGCTTGGCGGCCGCGACATCCTCTGGCCCTTGGGGCGCGTACTCAACGGTGCGGTCGGTGCCATGGAAAATGCGCATCAGAGACGGCATGATCGCCTGCACGGTGTCGCGCACGTCCATGCTGACAACTTGGCTGCGGCCCTCTTCCTCATTGCCGAACGGCTCGCCGCGGTAATACTCAGTGGCCGTGGCGCGTATCGGCGACACCCAGTTGTCGATAAAGTCGATTGCGTCGTCAATCTCTTTGCCAACGATACCTTGCAGCTCGTCGTCGTCCATCTGGTCAGGATTTAGCTCGGCCTCTAGCGCGGCAGCTAACTCGTTAATCTCATAATCCATCTAGTATTCCTCTCTTGAGCCCTGCGGCGGATCTTGGGTCTAGTATGCCACGCTTAACCGCTGTGTCTAAAACGCTTTCTATCTTGGTCGGGCTTGCCGTACTTAGGTCGCTAATGTCCATGCCTTGGCTCTCAAGTAAGCCGCCAAGGCGGTTATTTCCACGGGCTTGCTGTTCTAAAACCATAATTCCTAACGGCTTGTTACTACTTGAACTGACATCAACTAAGTTCTGACCCGCGCGTAAATTGCTTATTATCTGCTGCTTAGGGGAAAATTCTGCTGTATCTAATGGGAAGCCTTGCTGCCCTTCAATCTTATCTCTGGCCTGCACATTACGCGATTCAACTTCACCAGCTTCGCGCAAGTACGCATCAATTACGTTCAAATCTTGAGCTTCTTTGGCTCGGTTTGCGAGTTCTCTGTATCCAAACGCTCCAGCTCTATGCTTTTCTATTTTACGCTCAATCCGCTTAACTGCATTGTTTATTTCTCGAGGGCTATCAAACGTCCTACGAGTTTCATCGTAAATCGCTCTTTCCGCATCACTCATTTCAGCTAGGTTAAAGTCACGAAGCTGCGCTGCCGCAGATGCAATCCAATTATCACGCTCTGGCCCTGCGCGTTTTGGCATCGGCCCAAGATTACTTCGTATTTCATCGCCGTACTTATACCAATCACCGAAACGCACAACTTCTGAAGGCTTAGCGCGACCCTCAAACGCTTTTTGTACGAGATTATTTAGCTTGTCGATATACTGCGCCTTATACAGCGGTCTAATTTGATTGTACTGCTGATTAAATGATTGGCTTTGGTAGTACATATTTTTTGCTTCTGGCGAAGATAGCAAATTAGTCGCAAAATCGCTCGCTTGCTTTCTTGAGTAGTCATACTGAGTACTTGATCCGCCGCTAAAACCTTCACGATCTTGAACTGCGTGTTGAGCCTCGTGTAGCAAAGTAGACCGCATCTGATCTGGGTCATTCATTGCTAGAGTAATTCTTTGATTGTACGGCGAAAAGCTGCCGCGCACCCCCGACATGTCATCTGGGCGCTTGAAGTCAACAGGAATACCCCTCATTGAAGGATACAGCTCATATAGTTCTGGATGATCTAGATAATCTTCCAAACGCATAGTCATGTCGGACATTGGCACGTCCACGACAGTTGCGGCCCTATCATCTATCTCAAAACGCAGCTTTCCGTCTGCACCCCTAAAAACGCCAGTGCGATCATAAACGTCTGTGTTTTTCATGCCCTGCTCGAAAAGACGCTCCGCCTCTGCTATCGCAGCGCGTCTATCTTCACCTGACCTCGCAGCAGCTCTTTTACCAGCAAAAATGCGAGTTGTGGCTGGATCATAATCAAGTATGCTTCTACCCGCTGCCGCTCCTGTCCCAGCAGCAACTGTTCCCGCTGTTCCGAATGCCTCACCAATCATGTCTTCTTGCGGGATCAAACTTTGTGATGCGGCGCGAGGTGCATCAACGCCTTTAATGATCGGGTCTAGCAAACTACCAAAGAACGGCGCAAAGCCTTCAAAGCGTAAAGTATCTGTGCCTGCAACGCCACGCTGTTTTGATGCAAGCCCGCCTAAAACTGGCCTACGGCCTTCGCTAACAAGCTGATTTGCTGTCCTACGGTTGGCCGCAAATAAGTTGTTAAAGATGCCGCCAAAAGCGGTTGCCTCTCTAGCGCGTCTTATCTCTTCTGGCGTTGCCATATTACCACTTTACCTTGTTTGCTATATCTTCACACATTCGCACGAAGTCTTCTTGTTCGTACTGCTGCTTACACATGTTTACCATTTTATGCACAAGCTGGACATTGCCTTTAATGTAGCCAAACTGACTATCAATCCTGTCAATAGATGCGTTCACTTTGTGTGGGTGCCCTACTTGCGGAAAATCAATGCACCAACCCGTTAAAGCGCAAGTACCACCTTGCGCGTCCATAATGTCAGCTACATCGTCAATGGTAATGGCAAAGTCTATGTCGCGCAAATCTGCTGATATCTTGAACTTGTTAAACCAAGAAATTCTGATGCCGCGGTGCCAGCCTCGATTGCAGTTATCTGTTATCTTGTTTGAGCACGACTTGCATAGCTTACCTTCGCGCAAAGACGCTTCAGCATACCACTTGCGCAAGTAGGTCTGCTGAACGCCACACGATGGGCAGTCCTTTGCAAAGCGTCCGCTATCAAGTTTTATCACTTCCATGGCATTTCCCACTTAACGCGGTTACTCCAGTAGGCCGCGGACATTTTGCCCTTGGCTATGTTTTTCGCGTGGCGCGCCTTAAACGACTTGCTGCGCGCCGTAGACTTCTTGTCGCCGCTGACACCCTGTTGGCCAAAGCGGATCGTTTTAACTTTGTCGCCTTCTTTCGCCACCACGACGTGCGATTTCGTCGGGTGCTTGGGCGTGCGCTTCGGCTTGTTGTAGCCAGATA